TACATCAGGTACATTTTTATAATGCATGTTAATTCTATCAATCAGATTAAGTAGATTTAAGTCTTTGCCATTCACACCAAAGAAATCTTTCTCTATTAATTCTGTATATGCTTTCTTAAAGATTTTTTTAGAACCAAGATATTTGTCTTGAATCATTTTTTCAATTCTAACATCTTCTAAAACATTTAAGAAAGAATGTTTAATTTCTTTTTCTTCACCTTTCTTTATCATATCTTCAGGTGTATATAAAGCATGACCCACTTCATGAAGTGACATCATATCCGCAACATCTTCTGATTTATCTTTCCAAATAGGTAAAGTAACTTCTCTAGTTTTTACATTAAAACTAGCAGTTTGAACTTTTTGATAATTTACAGTTAAATCTTCTTCGGCCAATAATTTGACCAAAGTGGACTTATCTTTAATAGTCTCTAATTCAACTTTTTTTGTTTTTCTCATTTTCTATCTTTATTAAAATTGGTGCCAATATTAGAGCACCAGGAACAATCATGAAAAACATGATTTTCAGAATTGTCATTATTTGTTTATTTCTCATCATATAGCTATTATGACAGGTCTGACATCTTCTGTCAAGTCTCTAAGTTATTGATTTATAAAGAATTTATAAAATAATTTGGTGGGGGATTGTACAAAAAGTGAACAAAATCAATGATTTACAGACTAAATGAGATTGATTCTCATTTGGACTTTCTTAATTCTTTGAGTTTCTTATTCAATTTTTTGATGGCTCTCTCTAATTTTAAAGGACTTGCAAGTCTTGTAAAGTCGGTACCTTCCATATGGTCGTATTCATGTTGGAATACTCTAGATGGTAAACCTTCCATTTCTCTTTCATATTTCTTTTCTTTTTCATCTTCAAATTCAACTTTGATTGCAATAGGTCTTTTTATCTTCAACCATATACCTGGGTATGATAGACATCCCTCATCCATAAGAATATCTTCTTTTGATGCCCCTATTATTTTAGGATTAAAACAAGTGAGTATTTTTCTAGTATTGATATCTTCATACATGATAAAAACTCGTTCCATGATACCAATCTGATTTGCAGATAAACCAATACCTTGATAATGCTCCATAGAATCTATCAATTCTTGTCTGACTTTTTCTCTATCACATTTCTCACTCACACCTTCTATACGAACTCGTAATGCTGGATTGTTAGGTTCTACTAATTTTGAAACTTCACTCATCTTCTTTATCTTTAAAATATTTGTTTTCCATATAATCTTTTTTCAGTGCTTCTAAATCTTCTGATTTCATTGGTTGTTTATCATGCCAATCAGAAGAACCACATTCTTTTAATTGTTGTTCTATAACTGCTAACTCTCTTTCTAACATAAGTATTTTTAACTCAATTTTTTCTTTTTCGTTAATATACTTTTGTTTTCTTTTTTTGAGTTTAATCTTGTCTTCTATTTTTGTAATATCACTCATACTACTTGTATCCTACTAAAGTTTTTATTCTTTTCAAATTTAAGTGTATTCTTAAACTTGTCTACTAATACATCTTGTTTATGACTTATCACAAACACATTCTCCCCTTCTAATGTATTTAATATTTTTAAGAACTCATCTGTTCCTGCACTATCTAATGAACTATCAAATATTTCATCTAGTATTAATAGATTGGTATTGGTACTATTCTTCATCTTGGCTATTGCCCTCCATGTAAATAATAATGCCAAGTCTATTCTCATCTTTTCACCTTCACTAAATGATTCATAATTAAAGTTATCACGAAATCTTGATTTTATTGTTTCTTCAAAATTTTCATTTAAAGTAAAGTTTACATAAAATTCCATTGACGCTAAATACTTATTAATCAACTGATTCATTATAGGTAAATATTGTTTAATAATTTTAGTCTTAATACCTGTATCTTGTAACATTGCTCTTGACGCTTCTTTATAAACTTTTTCTTCTTTTAAATCTTTTCTTTGTCTTTCTATACTGTTAAATTCTTCTTGTAGTGTTTTCATTTTTTCTTCATCTGAATTACTAATCGCACTTTGTTCTAATTCTTTAATCTCACCATCTAATTTAATATTGTATTTTTCTAATTCTCGTATAGATTCATTAAATCTTGCAATATCTATTGAGTTAGTTTGTATATTATCTGTAATCTTCTTTATTT